AAGATTATTTCAAAGAAATGACTGATAATGATGTTCGTAAAAGAATTTATGAGGATCAAAAAAATCAAATCGATCAAGATATGGCCCCATTCGGATTCATATTAGATGGTGTTAATGATGTTGATGAATTTATTGATAATGAAGGTGATCGATGGCACACCGATGAATATGGAGATCAATCCTACATGTGGGACTATAGATAATGGACTTTAATGATCAATTATCCTTAGAGCATTTACTATTTAAAGAACGGAAGTGTAGAACCTGCAAAAAGACAAAGGACTTGATTGAAGAATATTACTTGACCAGAAGAGACAGGGGAGAGTTTCCATCATCATATTCTTACGAATGTAAAGAATGCACTATTCGTAGAATTCTAAAATCAAGAAAATCTGACATTGAAAGATGGGAATATCCTGACTGGTAGTGTTCACGCACCGTTTCCCCAGTCAAAACACTCCAAACAATAAATAAGTTTAGATTAATTTTGGACCTCATAGGGGAGAGTAAAAGATGCCGCTCAATTTAGCATCTCCTGGTATCGTAGTAAGAGAGGTTGATCTTACTTTAGGGAGAGTAGATCCCGTATCCGATAAAGTTGCTGCTGTGGTGGCACCTTTTGCACAGGGACCAGTAGAAGTTCCAACTCTTGTTGAGAACGAATCAGACCTACTTGCAAACTTTGGCAAGTCATACGAAGTTGATAGACATTATGAGCATTGGTTGAATGCTTCATCATATCTAGCATATGGTGGCTCACTACGTGTAATCAGAGCAGACGATTCTGATTTGAAGAATGCTTTCTTTGGATCAACAACCACAGCACCCAAGATCAAGAGTGTTGATCACTACGAAGATCTTGGATATTCTGATAACACCATTTCTGGTGTAACCTTTGCTGCCAGAAACCCTGGATCCTGGGGTAATGGGATGAAGGTTGCCATCATTGATGGCCGTGCTGATCAGGTCATCACTGGAATCGCAACCACTGGAATCTCAGTCGGTATGGGTGTCAGTCAGTCTGTTCTTGATGGAACTGTTGTTCCTGGAATCGGATCAACCGCACTTCTAGACGGATCTTTCAAAGGAGTTGTTTCTGGTGTAGGAACCAATTCTATTGATATTAAGTTTGTACAGCACGTTTCCTCTGCTGGAATCCTAACTCAAAAAGATTATCAAGAAAACGGCATCTATAGATTTGCAAATCCATCAACCAAAGATCTAGTTGTTTATAACAACTCTGGTGTCGCTATCGCCACTGTCACTACTAACGCAACTCCAACTGATTGGTTCGATGCTCAGAAGATTGAACTAACTGGTTCTGAACTATTCTGGAATCAACTTGCACCAAGACCTGGAACCTCAGAGTTTGCCGCAAATAGAAATTCTAGATTCGATGAAACTCATATCGTTGTTGTAGATGACGATGGAGACATCACTGGAAATCCTGGAACTATCCTTGAGAAGCATCTAAATCTTTCTAAAGCTAAAGACGCACTATTTGAAAGTGGTTCAATCTCTTACTATAGAGAGTTTGTAAGATCTGGTTCTGGTTACATTTATGCTGGCGGAGCTCCAGATGGAACTACTGCAATTGACTTTAAGACTGGTTCTGCTGTTGGCAATGGATTTGTTAAGGTAACTGATATTGCCTGGGATCAAAACACTTCTGGCATTTCCTTCGCTGGATATGGAAATACTACAGCAACACTGTCATCTGGCGTAAACTATGATGGAAACTCTGGATTAACAACAACTGGAGCACTACAAGCATCAGTCGCAAATCTAAATGCTGGATACGAATTACTCAACAATCCAGATGAGTATTCTGTAGACTTTATTCTACAAGGATCTGGCAACTTCACTAAGGAAGAGACTCAAGCAATTGGTCAAAAGGCCATCGACATTGCCGAAAGAAGAAAGGATGCTATTGCATTCCTCTCACCACATAGAGCTGCCCTATTTAATGATAGTGCAACTGAAGCAGTGGTAAGACCTGTTGATACAATTACCGATAACGTAATTGGTCACTTCTCACCAGTCACTTCAAGTTCCTTTGCGATCTTTGATAGTGGTTATAAGTACATGTATGATCGTTTTGCTGACAAGTTCAGATATATTCCCCTAAATGGTGACGTTGCTGGAACTTGTGCCAGAACAGATATTAACCAGTTCCCTTGGTTCTCACCCGCTGGAACTCAGAGAGGTTCAATTCTAAATGCAGTAAAACTTCCATATAATCCCAATAAGACACAAAGAGATCGCCTCTATTCAAATAGAATCAATCCAGTAACCTTCATTCCTGGATCTGGTATTGTTCTATTCGGTGATAAGACTGGTCTTGCTAAGGCTTCCGCCTTCGATAGAATCAACGTTCGTAGATTGTTCCTCTATCTAGAGAAAGCAATTTCCGCAGTTGCTAGAGATCAACTCTTTGAGTTTAACGATGAAATCACTAGAACTAATTTTGTAAATGCGGTTGAACCTTTCCTACGTGAAGTTCAGTCCAACCGTGGTGTCCAGGATTTTGTAGTTGTTTGTGACGAGACAAACAACACATCTGCTGTAATTGATCGCAACGAATTTGTTGCGGACATCTTCATCAAACCAGCTCGTTCCATCAACTTCGTTGGCCTCACCTTTGTTGCTACCCGCACAGGTGTTTCCTTTGAAGAAATCATCGGAAACGTTTAATTTAGGAGTCTAAACCGAAAATGGCATCGAAGAATCAACAAAACCCTCCTGCATTAAGGACTATCTCAGACTTCAAAAATAAACTGTCAGGAGGTGGCGCAAGGCCTAATCTATTTGAAGTTGTTCTTGCATTCCCAGGTGATCTGGGAATCGGAGAAAATGTTTTAACTGAATCAAGATTTCTAGTAAAAACAGCTGCTCTACCCGCATCTAACGTTGCACCTATTGACGTTGCTTTCCGTGGTCGTCTCCTCAAAATTGCAGGGGACAGAACCTTTGATACTTGGACAATCACTATCATCAACGATACTGATTTCAGTATCAGAGGTGCTTTTGAAAGATGGATGAATAGCATCAATAATGTTGTGAATGCTACGGGTTCCACAAACCCCGCAGACTATCAAGCTGATGCATTTGTATATCAATTAGATAGAGATGGTTCTGTACTAAGAAAGTATAAGTTCCACGATGTGTTCCCAACAAACATCAGTCAGATCGATCTTTCTTATGATTCTTCTGACACCATTGAAGAATTCACCGTTGAACTACAAGTTCAGTATTGGACAGCTGCTGGTGACAACGCTGGTGCTGGCGCAGGTGACATTGCATAAGTTTGATAAATAAGGTTACTACAGTAGTTTCTTTATAACATGGCGAGACTTTTTGGATTCTCTATTGATGATAACGAGAAAAAATCTAAAGGTATAGTATCCCCCGTTCCTCAAAATAATGAGGACGGGGTTGACCATTATATCGCTAGTAATTTTTATGGCCAATATCTTGACCTAGAAGGCGTATATAAATCGGAGTTTGAACTAGTAAAAAGATATCGTGAAATGGCTCTTCATCCTGAATCGGATGGTGCCATTGAAGATGTTGTAAATGAAGCTATTGTTAGTGATTTAAATGACACTCCCGTTACTATTAATCTTGATAATCTGCCAGCTAGCGATGGTATTAAAAATAGAATTAGGGAAGAATTTAAAAATGTCAAAGATCTTCTGAACTTTGATGCAAAGTCACATGAGATCTTTAGAAACTGGTATGTTGATGGAAGACTTTATTACCATAAAGTAATTGACATCAAAAATCCACATGAAGGGATCAAAGAGTTGAGATATATTGATCCCCTCAAGATGAGATATGTTCGCGAAGAAAAGAAAAAGCAAGGAGAGGGTTCTGCAATCTTCAGGCAACCAAATGGTTCAAGTGCAAATGAGGTTGTTCAGTTTCCAGAAATTGAAGAATACTTTATGTATACACCAAAACCAACCTATGCTGGAGCTAGTGGTAGTCAGTATTCTCCATCAAAGGGAGTAAAATTTACTAAAGATTCAATTACATATTGCACATCTGGATTAGTTGATAGAAATAAAGGTATAGTTCTATCATATCTTCATAAAGCAATTAAATCACTCAATCAACTTCGCATGATTGAGGATTCCCTAGTTATCTACAGACTATCAAGAGCTCCAGAACGTAGAATTTTCTATATTGATGTAGGCAATCTACCTAAGATCAAAGCTGAGCAATATCTTCGTGATGTAATGAATAGATATAGAAATAAACTTACCTATGATGCTTCTACTGGAGAAGTTCGTGATGATAAAAAATACATGTCTATGCTAGAGGATTTCTGGCTACCAAGACGTGAAGGTGGTAGAGGAACTGAAATCTCTACACTTCCTGGTGGTCAGAATCTTGGTGAACTAAATGATGTTCAGTATTTCCTGAAAAAACTATACAGATCACTAGGAGTTCCAGAATCAAGAATTGCAGCTGAAGGTGGATTCAATCTTGGCCGTTCTTCAGAGATCCTAAGAGATGAACTCAAGTTCTCTAAATTTGTTGGCCGTCTTAGAAAGCGTTTCAGCAACATGTTTATTGACATGCTGAAAACTCAATGTCTTCTTAAGAATATTTGCACCACTCAAGATTGGGCAATGCTTGAGGAGCACATCCAATTTGATTACATGTATGATAATCATTTTGCCGAACTTAAGGAGAAAGAACTTCTTGAAGGTAGATTGAGCCTTGCACAACTATCAGAACCATATCTTGGCAAGTATTATTCTGTCGAATATCTTCGCAGAAAAGTTCTTCGTCAGACAGATGAAGAGATCATTGAAATTGATAAGCAAATTCAAGATGAAATTGAAAAAGGAATTTTGCCAGATCCAAACGTTCCCACGGATGAATTTGGTAATCCAATTCAAGATCCTAACATGATGGGAGCAACACCAATGGATATGGATGTTGATGCAAGTTCAACTGAAACTGCCGATCCAGTTGATCTAGAAGGTGGAAAAATCTAAGAGAATAAATACTTTCTAGTTAGTTGATACCATTTTCATGGAAAATATTATAGATTTGATTTTTTCGGATGCAAGTGCATCTGAAATCAGTGATAGCATTAAAGACACGCTATACGCAAAATCTGCAGAAAAAATTGATGCCCTTCGTCCATACGCTGCAGCTTCCTTATTTGGTGATGAATCTATCGAAACTGCAACCGAAGAACCTGGAGAAGAGTAATGGCAAGAACTTTGCTATTGGCAGATGAAATTGCTCTGCCAACAACAACTGGAACAGCTACAAGTTTCGCCCAAGCTACTGTAGTTCGCCTTGCAAATCCAACAGATAACGATCACGTTATTACTGTGGTTGAAACTCAAAGCGGAGCTGGTATTGGATCAATGACACTATTAGCTAATACTGTTGAATATCTTGAAAAGTCACATGCACATTGTGTATTTTCAGACTCAGTTTTGGTTTTGGGTGCAAAAGTAGGATTTACCGTTTAAACAAATGAAACTGATTAGAGAAGAAATCGAACAAGTAGAGATTATCGTTGAACAACGCAACGGTAAAAAGAATCTCTATATTGAAGGAGTTTTCCTTCAGGGAAACATGCCCAATAGAAACAAGAGGATGTATGACTGTTCTCTTCTAGAAAGAGAAGTAAAACGTTATAACGAAAGTTTTGTTTCTAAGGGTCGTGCTCTAGGAGAACTAGGCCATCCTGATGGACCTTCCATTAACCTTGATAGGGTTTCTCATAAAATTGTTTCTCTCCAAAGAGAGGGTAACAATTTTATTGGAAAGGCTAAAATCCTCTCAACCCCAATGGGTAAGATTGCAGAATCTCTTCTCAATGATGGCGTAAAACTTGGCGTATCTTCCCGTGGAGTTGGAACACTATCACCAACTAGAGAAGGTTATAGTATGGTTAATGATGATTTCGCTCTAGCAACTGCTGCTGATATTGTAGCAGATCCCTCAGCTCCTGATGCCTTTGTTGATGGAATCATGGAAGGCAAAGAATGGGTCTGGGACGGAGGCATTCTCCGCGAAAGACTTGCAGAAAAAACATACAAGCAAATTAATACTTTGGTTGATCAGAAAAAATTGGAAGAAAATAAAA